TCATGCTTCGCCTCGTTCTTTATTAGTAAATAAAGTGACTTCGTCAATGACCTCGTCAAAGTCAAAGAGTGATTCTTTGGCGGTTTCGGGTTCTTCCGACTTTTCTTCTTCAGCAATGATAACGTCCTTAGGTTTAGGGAGAACTCGCTTGTAGGCGTTATAGATTGCTGCAGGGAGAGCGGTCAGCGAGACTTTGTCGCTGACGGTTTCAAATTCAGAACGCCACGGGTCGTTGGCCGGTGAGAACACGTATGTTATTATCGGTTGCTCCGGGGTAGCCATATTTTCGAGAACTTCCACGAGGTCGTAGATGGCTTCCTCATTATATATAATTAGCATTTGCTTTTTGCCGTCGTCGAAGAAACGGAAGCCGTTTTCGAGTGTCGGCATACCGGCGAACTCGTCACGCTCGATATAAACGTTTTCCTTTATGCAGAGCATATCGGTAGCGAGGAGCATAAGCCGACGCATATTCTGCGGAGTGCGCCGACGGCCTACAAACGCGGTGCGGTAGTAGCGCAGATTGTTGTCGGTGAGGCCGTCAATAAATTCGTCTTCTGATTTATCGTAGCCTAATATGACACGCCGACAACGCTCATAGGTTACATTCTCGCAGATGCCGTTCTCGTTATTAGTGCAAATGATACAGTCGCGATTTCCACCATCATCTTTGTTAAGTTGCATTACAGCATGAAGTGTTGTGCCTGACCCTGCGAAAAAATCAAGAATGGTGCAGTCTTTGTTTGGAATTAGCGAAATGAGCCGATATATAAGACTTGATGGTTTCGGAAAATCGAAAGCATTGGCGTCCATCAATCGACCTAACTCCTTTTTAGCATTATCATTGGAAAATTCATTTTCTACCAACGCCAAAGAACTCATCTTTGTCTCCCTTTCCTTATGAGCGACATAGTAGTTGCCTTGTTTATCTTTCTCTATTGATGCGTTTAGGTAAGTTTTCGTGTAGATGCGAACACCATTACGGCTCTTTTTGAAAATGACAAAGCCATGTTTGAGTCCAAAATCAAATTTGGCTTGACTCCATCTCCAAACCCAATCCTTTGGATTATGTTGTCCTGCGTGTCTTGCGTCATGTAGAGCCTTAGAGCCACCGGGATAATAATAAACGCCATCAACAATGATTGGGAAATCCATAGCGGGATTGTACCACAATGAATCGTAGTCAAGCGTTTGGTTGACTTTATAAGGTCCTCTTTGTCTGAAGTGCTCGTCTTGATTTGTAAAGCCGACAGCGTCACTCTGTACTCCCATAAATATCGGCTGCGGCTCTTTTGAGTAGATTAAGACATAGTCATGGTTTTTTGCAATATCATCGCTATGGTCTTTACCTGATTTCTTAGTAACGCGAGGCAGTAAACCAACGTAGTTAGGTTCACCAAAGATTTCATCACATAGCAATTTCAGATTTGCTTGTTCGTGGTCATCAATGGAAAGGAAAATTACGCCGGTGTCGGACAGTAATTTTTTGGCTATCCGTAGACGTTTAGACATGAACGATAACCACATAGAGTGTTTGTAATCATCATCAGGTCGTACATAACTGTCATTATACCAAAAGTCTTTGTTGCCGGTGTTGTAAGGGGGATCGATATAGATAACGTCGATTTTGCCCTCGTGGGTGTAGGCAAGGGTTGTGAGGGCTTCGAGGTTATCGCCCTCAATCAGTATGTGATTGGGTGCATCGGGATTGTCAGAGATTATGGCGCGGCTTGGGACTTCTTTCAAGACCGGGAGTTCTGTTTCGAGTCTCCGCTCGACATCCTCCGGCTTGTCTTCCCAAACCAATCCATACTTCTTCTGCGAGCGCAACAGCCCGAGCAACGCGGTGCGCTCGTCGGGTGTCAGTCCCTCTATCGTCTGTATTTTTTGTGCCAGTTCGGTTTTGTTCATGGCGCGATTGGTCTATGATTTTGAAGTTTATATATGCAAAGTTACCACAAATTTTCGAGATTTGCGGTATTTGCAATACCCTAATTGATAGAGCGTCACTATTATTTTATCTTGGCACCGTCTTTGAGTGCCTCAGGAAGCCATGCAATGACTAAGAATAATACGAGTAGTCCCATATCGAAAGAGTTTTGAAGTTGAAAAATGGCGGACATCAACGATGTTCGCCACAAATTTAGTGCGTGTGGTGAGCAAAATTCAGGCACACCCACGTTAAACTTTGTTACATTATATTACGCCGCTCATTGATAGCGAGAAGGAGTCGTGATACGGGAACTTCTCGCAGCCGATGTAGAGGGTATCGAAGGCATCGGTGCCGTCGGTGCGGTGCTCCAATAAATCCTCCTCGCTTTCGGCGAGTTTCTCGCCGGACTTGTCCTTGCGGAAGCCGTTGCGGCCTCGGCTGACACCGGCGGACTGGATGGCGAGGATAAGGTCTTCGTTGTTGGAGCGGTTGAAGAATGGCATCAGGCGTTGCTTACCTGCGAAGCCCTGGTTGATGAGCAGGTACTTTTCATCGTGGCGCATCGGGTTGCCGAGGTACACGGCCTCGCAACGCCACCCCTGTCGCTCGAACTCGTGGACTACCACCCAACGGAAATCCTGTTCGTTGACGGCATAGTTTGAGCCGAGTGCCGTTGCATCGTAATAAAAGACCACCGTCTTGTTGCGGTGCGAGGCATAATAACGACAGAAGTCCTCGACGAGTGCCGGTATCTTACGCTCGAACTTGACGAAAAAGGATTTGAGGACGTTGAGCCGACGGCCCGACGGTTGCCCGGCCACGACCCAATTTATATTTGCATTGTAATCCATACCAATGCAAATCGGAGCGTCGGGGTCAACGTCCTTGTCGGCCTGAGAATCGAGGGTCGAGAAGTCATAATCAAAACCGAGAGTATCGAGGTATGCGTTATCGTTGGCATCGTACTTGTGGCCCTCGCGCATCGAGGAATAGAAACCGTCCTTTGCAATTCCGATCCTCTGACAAAGGATAGAGGTTTGGAAAGTCAAAGGTGTAAGGTCGCGCTTCATTTGCTTTATGTAGTTCTCGCCGAGAAGCTGCAAGTTCTCGATGGAGGAATACTCGCGGTAGTAGACCGCGACGGAGCGCATCTTATTGAGGTCGCGGTCAAGGCGACGGAGGTAGCCTTTGAGATACGGAGGCACCGTCTTCCCCGAAGCGTTAAGGGCGCGTATGCGCTCCTTCGTCCTCCAAATCTCATAGACCGTGGCCTCGATGGTGCGTATCAGCTCCGGGTCCATTTTGTCGCGGTAGTGGAGGAACCAACTGCCCTTCTGGGTCTGCGGCATATCGCTCAATATCATAATTGAGTGATTGAAGGAGTGCTTTCCGAAGTGCGACTTGATGCCGCCGTTGGCCGGAAGCGTCTCGTCTTTGAGCTTCTGATAGTCGATGAACTTAGCTTCATCGACCAGCAGCCATGACAGAGTGAGCGAGTTTGACGAGCCGGGGCGGTCCTGGCTTATGATGACGGCGACCGAGCCGTTATAGAAAGATATGACGTGTTCATAATCTTTCGGGTCGATGATGGGCTGACGGAACGACTTCGGCGTTTTCCGTCCGACAACATAGTGTATTCCCTCGATATAGCCCCAGCGTTTCCAAGCGGCGAGCAAGCCGGGGATTGTGTTCGTCAATCCGTGCTTGAAGGTCGGCACGACGATGCCACCTGTCGAGCCGGGCATACGCTGCATATTGCGCAGAACAAACGGAGCAGCGATGCTGTCCGTCTTTCCTGTACGTCGCCCTGCGACGATAACGGAAGTGTTCGCGCCGATAAGCTGCGTGAGACGCTGCGGCTTGTTAAAGTATATCTTCTTCTCTGCCATTGTCTTCGGATTCGTCGGGGTCGGTTTCCTGTCGGCTGTCGGGGAATAGTTTGTCAAATTCGAGGTCCACTTCCTCGAACTCGACATCTTCAATGTCGATGGTTTCGCGGCGGTATTTCTCAATCATCGCGTCAATCTTTGACTGGATGTTGGGAATAGGCTCGATGCCGAGCACACGCGGGTCATCGGTAGCCGTGAACGGTTGAACGAGAATTTGGTCGAGCGGTATGGCCTGCTCGTCTTCGAGGTCAACGCGGTTGAGCTTGCCGTAGGCGGTAGCGGCGCGTTCCATCGTCTTGCTATCCTTTCGCTTCTCAGCCATCTTGTATGTGGCGATAAGCATTTCATTGGTGCGCCAACGGTGGAAGTCGCGTGAGGCGGAGCCGAGCATGGGAAGCAGCGACTTCACAACTGCGAGGTCGGAATACGCCGTTGTGCGGTGTATGTTGTGCCGTTGGCATACCTCGGCGACAAACTCGCGGTCTGTGCCGTCGGGGTTGGCGATGAACCAGTTATACATCTCGCGCACACGCAAAACTTTCTCGACCATCTGGCCGGGATAACGCTCGCGCAACTCTACCTCTTTGGTAAAGAGTTCGGCGCGGCAAACTTCTATGGCGTTGGGATAACTCATTACTCGTCGTCCTCCATGTCGAGCAGATTGCGGTGAGCGTTCTCGATAGCGAGCGGTGAGCCGACCTGTGCAAGCATCATTTCCTGGGAATGTAGCTTGACCTTAGAGGCGGCTTTACCACGACGATAAGCCTTGCTTACGTCGGTGCCTCGGTCAGCGATATCGGCACGAAGAACATCAGCCGGGATGTCGAGTATCACGGCGATGTCGGAAATTTTGAGGTAGATTGAGGCATACTTCTCAATCTGGGTTAACTCTGTCTCGGAATAGGTCATGTAGAGGAACTGAATGGTTAGTGATAAGGTCGTTGACCTGCGCATGGAGATTTGCAAAAATCTCCGGCGAGGTCGAGATAAAAGCGGACTCGTGGCGGTTGCCGCGAGTAAGGTTCTGCGAGGTAATTACCGAAACAGTATCTCCGGCTTCGGATTTCACCAACAAAATCTTGCTATGGTTGTCGGCAAGATAAGTGCGCTCGATAACCTGGGTGATGAACGCCCAGAGTTTGAGAGTCTTGTTGGTCGCCTTGTGGTCGAGCACAAGGTTAATCCGGCTCACGCGCTTATCCTTTGTAATGAAGAATAAGCGCCGAAGAAATTCCTCGGAGATTGAGAAGGAAGTCTGCCAGACTTCGGCAACACCGACCTGCTCCAAAATCCATTCGAGAATGTCGGCCACTTGGACGGCATTTGAAAGGTAAGCCTGATGTGGCGTCTCTTTCAACGGACGAAGGATTTGGTCAATGTTGGCACTCCTTTTCATTTCGCGGACTTCTTGGAGGATTTCTTAGTTGCATCGGCGGCGGAGCGTTTTGCTTTTGCAGATCGCGAGGGAACGGCATCGGGGCCAGGGGCAACAAAGTGGTCGTATTCCTCCCAGTTGGAGTGTAGTTTCTTGTCGAGCGATATAAGTTCTTTGAGGAACGGATAACGCTCGCTGTCCGGGCAGGTCGCGTTTTCAAGCGAAAGCGAGCGGAGGCGCAGATGCAGCTCGCGCATACGTTGGAGAATCGAAAGGTTCTCAACGTATTTCGCCTTGATTTCGTCAGGGAGTGAATCGTGGTCTTCGCGCTTGCCGAGGCGACGTTCATCTTCCGGCACGGTAGAAGCATCGTCGGTCAGATGATGCTCGTCGGCGATGGTCTTGACCTGTGCGGCCATTTCTTCGACCTGCTCGTGAGTGAGAGCCTGAACACGGAAATTGTAGTATTTCTGAATCTGATACTCGATAAAGTCAGCCTTGGCTGACGGATTGGCAATAAGATTACGGTACATAATCTGATTGCCGGAGAGTTTCAGAAGATAGAGAGCGCCGACTGAATAGTCGCGCTCGTCGTGTGGCTGCTCCAGCCACTCCCTTATCTGTTGTGTGAATTTGTGGTCCATTATAACTTATTGTTTATTCCTGTGAAGAATACGAGGTTTTTGCCGAGCGGTTCGAGCAGGTTTTTCATTGAGATCATCGTGGCACCGGTCGTAACAAAATCGTCGAACACGATTATGTTGCGTTCCTTGGGCGCTTCTTTGCCAAGGGTAAAGACAGCCCCGACACGATGCTTCGAGTGACACTCGGCGAGATCTTCGTAGAAGGGTATGCCGAGAAGTTCTCCGAGTCTCGCGGAGATCATCGCGGCAAAGTTCTTGGTTTTGTGGCGACGCTTGGGCGAGGTAACGATGCACCAGTCGCCGTTGGCGAGCGAGTGACCGAGGATTTGTCGGATAAGGGTATTCATACCCTCGGCAAATTTCTCCACCATATCGTGGTCGCTCTTAATGTCGGTCAAGGTTCTGCCGTAGATTGACTTCTTCCAGAGCGAGATAATGCCGAACTGCGGATTGCGGTATGAGATACGAACTTTGTTCGGAGCAAAGTCGCAACGGGCCTCTGCCTGTTGCACATCTTTCCAAGCCGCACGTTTTTTAACGGCAAAGAGGTCTTTGCCGAGTGGAGTGTGGAGTGTGGAGAGCGGAGAGGAAGAGCCGTCAAGGTCGGGAACGTCAAGCGAAGGAACTTCGATGTCGTTCAACATTTCATCCAATTTCAATGCTCCTACCCTGACGGCTCTGCTTGGATCCATCTTTATGCGGCATTAGCGGAGCAGTCGATATCGCCGTTCTCGGTTTCGAGCGTACCGACATAGAAGGGCGCGGGCACTTCGTCGGTAGCCTCGACGTTGATAGTTGTGGAGGTCGTGCCGGTTGCACCCTGACCGAGATCCTGTGCGACGGTTGCCTTTGTGCTCCACTTGTCGTTGCCGAGGACGCGGAAGTTGCCTTTCATATCTTCCACGACAAAAACGTTGTCGGTGTTGTTGATGTAGGCGGCGGCAGCCGACGCATCGGCACCGACTCCGGGGTGAACGGCAGTGAGCTTGTTAAGCTGCGTCTGCGAAGGGAGTTCTCCCTGAGCCTCGGAAGTCAGCTGCGACTTGTCGGGGAGGATGTCGATGTATTTCCACTTCGCATCTGCGGCGAGAGTGAAGTCACCGGCGAGGATTGCCGAAGTAGCGCGGCCCAGTTCATCACGGGGCAACTGCGGGAACACCACTATCTCGCTCTTGGCGAGGTAGTAGATGCGGCGTTTTACACCGGGAAGCTCGGGGGTGCCCTGGCACCACCCGAGACTTTTCTGTATTGAGGTACAAACTTTTGCCATAATTATCAGTGTAGTGTGGAGAGCGGAGTGTGGAGAGGCTTGTTGAGCCGGAAAGCATTGGTGGGTTGCCCTCTCCGCTCTCCACTCTCCGCTCTCCGCTTGTTATACTGCGATTTCAATGGTTTTGAAGCGTCGCTTGTCGATTGTCTCGAACTGCACGCCGAAGAACATAGTGGCGATGTAAGAGAGAATGAACGGAGCATACTCCTTGACCATCACGTTCTCCACGTCGCCCATCTGGTCGTAGCCCACAAGCATATTTGCCTTTGTGGTAACGTGCATGAACTTCGAGCCGGCCTTGTTGTAGAGGGGGCAGAACTTCAGCTTGCCGTTGGAGCCTTCGACGGCACCCTGTCCGTACTGGGTGTTGTAAGGGATGCCCCCGTGAGTGAGCAGGTAGCCTTCGTTGTACTTGTCGACGAAGTCCTGCGAACAGTAGAGATACAAGTCCTGCGAGCGCAGACGCGGGTCGAGCGAGAACAGAATCTCCTTTGCAATATCCACGGCATTAGCCGGAGTGATTGCATCGGTGAACTTCATGTAGTTGCCCTCCTCGGCGGCGATGGCACCGTTGGCGATTTCCTTTTCGGTAATCGTGTCGAAGCCATCGAACAGGTCGGCGGTGGTATCACCGGCGGCATTGCGGACACCGTTCCAAACAGCATCGTTGAGATGTTCGGAGAGGTTCTTTGCAATCTTGGCGAGGACGTGGCGAGCTGTGGGCGTAGTCATCTGACCGTCGCCCTTAGTGGCGCCTGTGCCTAAGATGGTCGAGATTGCCGAGTTAGGCTCGAAATTGGCGACGACGGAGCCAAAATAGGTTTCGAGATCGCGGAACTCGATGCCGAGGTTGTAATCCACGGCACGTTGGGGATTGTAGGGAGCGAACTGAGCGTCACCGGTCAGGTTGCCGACGCGCTCCTTGTAGCGGATACCGGGTCGCCCCGTCATATATTGGAGCGTGTCGCCGATACCGATAATGGGGAGCATGAGGAGGTCGGCGCGATATTTCACGGCGGCCTCCTGATACTCCTTCAGGGTGAATGAAAATTTACCTGCCATATTTTGAATGAGGATTGGGGATTGGTAATTGGGAATTGTTCAGACTTCGGCAAAGAGTTTCTTTGCTGAGTTGTACGTGTCGACGAACTGCTCGACATCGTTCTTGGGTTCGGACTTGGCGCCGGGCTTGGAGTCCTCGACAACCTGCTTGGTAGGTTCGGCGGGCTGCTTGGCAAGCTTCGCCTGAAGGTCGGCGATGGTATTGTCGCGGTCGGCGATAGTTTGCTTCTGCTCATTGCAGAGGCGATCCTTTTCGGCGAGCGCGTCCTCGATGGCGTCGAGCTGCGCCACAGTCACGTTAGCGGAACCGTCCTTGACGGTCAGCGGCTTGTCGGCGAGGATTGCCGACAAGAAGGTGTAGGTCTTTATCATTGCGGTGGTAATGGGATTGGTTGACGGTTTGAAGAAGCCTGAGAGTGCGGCGAGGAAGCGCGAGAAAGCGGAGTCTTTCTCAGCCTCGGCGAGAGGGATGTTCGGAATCGGCATACCCTCGGAGGCCATAGCCGAAGCGAGCGCGTCGGTGAGCTTCGGCGCCGGTTCGTCGGCAAGGTCGGTAATTTCATCGACGAATCCCCATTCGAGGGCTTCCTTTGCCGACAGCCAGCCTCCGGCTTTCATCAGTGCGAGCAGGTCTTCCGGCTTACGCTTGCAACGGGCGGCGTAAAGTCGGGCGCAGTTAAGGTCGAGCTTGTCAAGGTCAGCCTTGACCTTTTCGCAGTCAGCGATGAGCTGCGCGAACTGGTCGGCATTCAGACTGCCCCACTCGAAGAAGGCCATCGAGCATTTATGCACGAGGTACATGGCGCCGGCATCCATCGAGATGTGAGCGGCACCCAGGGAGGCAATCGTGGCGGCCGAGGCATTGAGGCCCACGAAATGCACGTTGACATTGCCGTGGTTCTTGAAGGCTGCGGAGATAGACAGGCCGGTGGCGAGGGACCCGCCGAGGCTGTCGATAAGTACGTTGACGGCCTTACCCTCGTTTGCGGCGAGGGTCGAGTCAACGGTCTTGCGGTCGAAGTCCGAGCCTCCGACGTACCCTTTGAGCGAGATATTGTATGCGGTCTTAGACATAGAAACTCAATTTTGCTATGCCAAAATTACCTCTTATAAATAGGCGGTTAAAAGACACGGCAAGAGCCGTTCCCGGAGGAGCGGCCCTGCGAGGAGAGAGAAAGAGGGTCAGATGCGGCGGAACACGTTGTTGTTGGCGCCCATGTTGTAGTCCCAGTTGAACAGGTCGCGTCCGAAGGCTTCGTAGTCGAAGTATTGGCTGAGATTGCCCATAGTGCGCTCAATGTCGTAGCACTCCTCGACGATGTGACGGGCGAAGTCTTCCTCGCTGTCCCATTCTCCGCAGAAGGCTTCCTCGAAGTTGTCGAGCGTATCTTCAAACTCCATGTAGTCATCGACGGCGTCGTTGCCGTACTTGTCGCACAGCTCGGAGTATTCCTTGATGTGGTCGAAGTCGTCCTCGTCCATGAAGCCCTCGTTGTACCACTGGCGGGGGAAGCACTCGAAGTCCTGGGCCATCAGCTCCGGGTCTTCCTCGTCGGCGTGAATGGCCTTGCAGAAGTTGATGAAATCGTCGTAGTCGTCGAAGCTGCTGAGGTCGATCCACAGGCCGCAAAGCGAGCCGTCATTGTACTTGCCGTAAGTACCGACGTAGACCGAGGGTTCGCCGTCGCAGCCGCTCTTGTGTTCAGCGACAGCTTCCTGAAGTTCTTCGGGCGTGTAGCCCAGTTCGGCGAGTCGTTCTTCGACTCTTGGAGTGATGTTGAGTTCTCCGAATTGTAGTCTCATCTTGATAAAAATTTGAGGGTTTGACATTGGGTTCATTTTTCAAGTTTTACGGTACAATCAAGTGGGAAGCTGTTTGAGACCGAACAAAAATTTATAGAGAATTTTAAGCGCAGCGTCTAAAAATGAGGCTTGTACCATTTTTTCGTAAAATTGTCGTGTAAATAGGCGGAGCCGGTTTTAGTGAGCCGGAGGGAAGTTGAGTTGGCGACCTAACTTTGTACAGGAAAACTAAATGAACCCATTGTCCCGAAAATTCAAGATGAGAATACAGGGGGACTCAACACCAAGAGTCAGAAGAACAGCCGGACGGGCAGCATGGCCGGAGCAGGAAGCAGTCAACAAGAGCGACGCAGACGGCAAAAGAACCCCGGAGTATCTGCGCCGGTGCTTACAGGTTGGCAAGTACGATGTCGGCGGTGCCGTCCGTGGCTTGACCTCGGCAGATAGACTGCGACACCAATCACCTGCAAGGCTGCGCCGACAGAGGAAGCGCTGATGGCGCGGACGCAGAGATCTTCTTCCGCTTCCGCTGAAAACGAGGGCATGAACGAAGGAGGCTTCATCAAACAACACTCCGAACAAAGCGACAGGTGCGAAGCTACGACCCCGATAACAGATGACGGAGATTGAAGATGCCGACACCCGCAGGGCTTCTGCGGAGAACGGGACACCTGCCTCACATCATGGAATGCCACGACAGCACAATGGGCAATCACAGCCGAAAGAATACTTAGACCACGATGAGCGCTGTTCGGGACCACAACGTGGAATAGCGCCGACACGTTCCGCTGCATCTGACCCTCTCTCCTCCCTTCAAGGAAAAAGCTGCTCCGCAGGGAACTGCTATTGCCACCTATGAAAAAACCGCCTATCCTCTCGGACCGGCGGCATGGGTAACTTCAAAATCTGTATGAACGAATTTGGGAAGGTGGCAACTGCTGCTATATCACACACGGCACCATCGAGCGGATGGAGACGTGCTTAATCTCGTAAGCATACCCGGCGGCATCGCCCGACGGTATGCCGGTGCGCTGCGTAGGCTCGACAACCGGACACGGATGTTCGAGCGAGCCGAGCAGGAAGGAGTTGCCGTTGACATCGGTAACGACAAAACCGAGCGTGGCAGACCGGGGAAGTTTCTCGCTTGTAAGAAACTTCAAGGTGGCGGTGTCCTGATACCCGGCACCGTCCTTCTTGGTTTGACACTCGCAGGTCGGCTCGTCGAAGAACGGTATCGGGTGAACGTCCGTCAAGACTGCCACCGTCATGCCGCAGATGGCCGAAAGGTCAACGCGCCTCGGCAGGTGTCGGCAGTCGAGCCAGCCGATGGCCTTGATTCCGGGAAGTATTTGTGTCGATGTACGCATTATCGTAGAAATCGTAGAATTGTATTTTAGCTATGCTGAAATCAATGAGATTTTTTGCGCGAATATTGTTTTTTCGCCCTCTCGCGCATCATATAGATGTTGCGTTGCCGCTGATAGCGTTTGGCGATAGCGTTCCAGTTCTTCTCCGTCGGGTCGATGCGGTGCTTCTCCATCCAAGCATAGATAAGCTCGTCCTGGCGCCGGCCAATCTTGCCGAAGTGATGCAGCTCCTCCCACAGCTGAAGATCGAAGCGGTTGCGGATGATGTTCAGCAGGAGCGCGAGCGCCCGGGGCGGCAAGTAATTGTACGTCTCCGGCGGACGGGTGCGGAACGTCGGAATCCTGACGGGCAACTTATCGTCGGCGAACACCTCCGGCTCGACGCCCTCCGGCAGCTTCTCCAGATACGTTTCGAGCGCCTTGCTCTCGATAGAACCGCGAAGAAGATGCACCGGCCTCTCGCCGCCGTGTTCGTTTACGAACCACTGCGCGAGATAGTCTTCCAGCGGTAAATAGATGCAAAGGTCGCTCATAGTCAGCCCGATTGGTATATGCAAATTTACCAAATATCAGCGACTTAGCCTTGTTTTCAAGGCGTTGCGTTGCCGATATTCGGGAACAGCGGACAGTGCAAAACCGGAGCATGAAGAAAAAATCCTCGCGCACATACGAGGATGTTGTCGGGGTAGCGAACTCAGACAAATAGCCGAGAGTAGAGAGATGAAGCAAAGCCCCTGATATATAAAGATATAGATTTTATCAGTCAAAAATCATATATCTATATAGTGGCTTTCGCTGTCTATTTTCGGCTGATGAACCCGAAAAAATTTCGATTTTGTCTAAACGTGTCTAAGCAATGGCACGGCAAAAATCGGGTTAACTCTCTGATATAAAGCGTTGTCTAAATTGTCTGAATTGTCTTGCCGAAATTTCGGCTCACAGAAATTCAGAGAAAAGCGAAAAAATAATCGAAAAAAATGCCGCTGAATCAAATTTCAACGGCAGATATTAGTAATAGGTAATGGGGAGAACTGTCAAAACGGCAATTCGGGTTCTTCCGGAGGTAATTGAGAGTCGGTTTCTTCCGGCTCCACATCATCTTCCGAGGCATCGTTTTCGTTGCGCTCCTGCGTTTCGAGGTTAATCTCGTAACTCTCCTTGAGCAATTCATAATCGAAAACGAAAGCCATAGGACGCACTTCCTTTACGCGGCGCACGGAACGGCCGTCGCGCGTGTCGAAAGTATAATCAGGCGTACCGTTGGGGAGCAGGACGCGAAAGCGGTACTGCTTGGTACCGAGGAACGCCGGGTGCGTCCTCAGATAAGAGTCGAGCGAGACGGTGTCGAGCTTTCCTACGATGTTGGAGCCGTTGACGCGCTGCCCCAGCGTGGCGATTACATTCTGATAATTGAGGTACAGCACCGACTTGTTGCGTCCGAAGTCGATAACGTCTCCGTCAAGACGTTTGAACGAAGACTGCACCCTGATGGCGAAATGGCTTTTGGCGACAATGCGGCCCAGCATGTGGCCGGAATCGAGCATTGACCAGAATACGGCGATGTCGGAGTTCTTCTTCAGCTGTTCATTCTGCCGGCGTATACCTCCGACGCAGATATTGAACAGATCGAGGTAGTCGATGGGCAGACGAAGCGAAGTCTGCACCGTATGGAACGCCGCAAGCGGAGCGAGCCAGTTGTTGAGCAGACGGTCCTCGATGTTGTCCTCGGCGAGAGCCGCCATAAGCTCACGCTTACAGGCGGCGTAATGGGCGGCATAATCCGTCTCAAACAGTTTGCGGAGTTTCAGAAGCTGCACCGTAAGGTGGGAGGCGCCCCGTGCGCTGATAGCCTGAAACTCCTCGAAGTTACGTTTGGCTTCCTTGCTGAACGTAACCTGCGAGTAGGACAGATGAATGACACGAGAGAAAAGGGCATCGTCACGGGTCGGAGCGTCCTGACCTGTGAGGATAACCCCGGAGCGAACAAAAGTGCGCTGCACCTTTTTGTCGCCGTCCATGTTCTTCTTCGTCTGACCGCTGCCGCCCCATATCTGTTTGAGCAGTTCAATCTTGCGAAAGTCGATTTCATTCTTATACTCGTCGAGATGCACGAGATTGTTCTCGGCGCACGACAGCATTTCATTGAGCGAGGCCATAGATGTTGTGGCGAGCGAAGGAGGGTCGTTCTGCCGTATGAAGAACGACATAAGGGCGGTGCCCAATTCCGTCTTGCCCGAACCCTTGCGACCGAAAATATTCAGCAGGGCGAGACGTTTGGAGGTCTGCTTCACAACGTCTAAAAAGAGTGTCGCCAGAAGAAAGGCGAAGCCGACTTTGGCATTGTCGCCGAATACAGTAACCATGCGCTGTACATACTCGTATAGCGACACTTCTCCATGCTGACGGCAGGAGAAGCTGCGCTCGAACTGGTAAGCGTCCTTTTGGTCGATGTGCATTTTGGAGAAAGCGGGCAGGTAAAAAGTGCGGTCGCCGATTTTGACGATACCCAGGTCGTTGACATTATAAAGCACATTGTCGGCGAAAATGCCGTCGCCGAAGGCATAGACTTCCTCGGCGGCATTCCAGCCCATTTTGCTTAACTGAACCGCAGAGTCGGTGATGGAATAGAGATATTCCTTCAAGTTGAGCAGATTTGCGAGATTCCCCTTGAAGATGAAGAAACCGAGGCTTTCGATTCGCTGTTGGAAACGGGCGAGAGAAACAAGCTCGTCCTGCCGCAGTTCAATTTCACGTCTGCCCCCCTTGTCATTGACGATGCGGAAAATGCGGATGGCATTGTCGCCGTCGATGATGTGGAAAAGCGGCTCCATGAGGAAATTGCTCCACCTTTCCAGTTCACCCTCTTTGGAATATGAGCAATAGCATCGGTTTCTGACGATGATACCGAGTTCGCGCATAGCCGCCTGTTCCTCGCTCATAGCCTCGCGCTCCTTCCGGGCCGCCTCACGGCGCCGCTCATCACGGCTGTTCTGAACGGCATCGCGCCACAGTTTGAGTTTGCCGAAAACCTTGTAGAGAGGTTCAAGACAGCAGTTAAGCGTAGTCTCGTCCTCGACGAGCACCAGCGCCTCGCGACAGATACGTTTCAAAGCCTCTATGCGCTCTGTATCAGTAGAGCAGGAATTGAGCAGCTTCAGACCATACCAAACGGCAAAATTCACATCTTCAAGAGAGTTGAAGATGTCGCAGCCGGTGATGAAGCTGTCCGGGTCCTGTTTATGGCCGTCCTCGCCGACGGGAATCTCCCTGACAGATACAGAGAAGCCCAGTCGCATTGCCTCCAGACCGTTCTTCATCACCGCCTTTATCCCCGGGCCGTAATGTTCTCCCTCCTTAGGAGGGTCGGCATCGGGTATAAAGCAAAGGCTCGGAGCGTAGCGTTGCAGTTGCTTTAGCTGCTGTTCGCTCCATGCCGTTCCGAGGGTGGCGACCGTCTCCGTCAGTCCGACCTCGTCGGAGTGCATACGGAGGACGTCGGGCGCTCCCTCGACAATGATAAACCTGCCTGTGCGTCCGGCCTGTCTGATAGCCTCTTTGAGTCCGAATATGGTATTGCCCTTCTCGAAAACCGGTGTGTTGGCCGTGTTGAGATATTTAGTTTCATCCGGATTGTCACCGAAGTAGCGGGCTGTATATGAAATGATTTTGCCGTAGCGGTCACATATCGGGATAGTGATGCGGCCACGGAAAAACGAATAGTATTTCCGTGATTTGTCGCTGAACTTGACAATGCCGGCATCCTTGAGGTGTGCATAGTCCACACCGCGACTGCGGCAATACTCCGGCAAAGCGTCCCAGCTGTCGGGAGCATAGCCAATGCCGACCGACTTGCAGTATTCCTCGCCCCAGCGTCCGTAAGCGTAATTACGGGCGGCATCCGCTTCCGAAGTATCGGCTTGCAGTTGACTGACAAAGAAATCCTGCGCCACGGCGATGGCGGCGAGCAAACTCTCACGGTGCTTTGACGCTTCTATTTCCTCGTCGGTGCGCTCCCGGTGGTCGTGCATTATCTGTATGCCTGATTTCTTGGCAAGCCTCTCGATAGCTTCGGGGAACGACAGGTTGTCGAGCTTCTGAAGGAACTCCACGGCATCGCCGTGGGCCCCGCAGCCGTAGCAGGTGAAAGTGCCTCGCGCCTTGCTGACCGCCATCGACGGAGTGCGCTCCGAATGGAACGGACAGCAGCACCAGTATAGCGAGCCTTTCTTCTGTAAGGTGACGTGTTCCGAGATGACATCCACGATGTCAACGCTCTGCAACACTTTCTCTATCGTAGATTTGTCAATCATATTTCTTGCGTTTTTGCATTGTCTTCCACAGGGCAAGAAGATCCGAGCCGAGATAATATATTTCGCGGCTCGTGATGCGTATGCAGCCTATGAGTCCGCTGTCACGGTATTTGCGCAGGGTGTCCTCGCAAATTTCAAGCTCATAGCAGGCTGCCTTTACACAATACTTCTTCTGCGGGTCGATGTTCGGTTTGCTCCTTATCATGTTCAATCGTCAAAAATCTGCACTCCGGCGCACATCTCGATTATCTCCTTGGCATAGGTCGGTATGCGGCAGCACATATATTTCCATGAATAGACCACCGAACGTGACACTCCGCAGCGGTAAGCCACTTTCTTTATAAATTCTGCATGCTGCCCCCGGTCGAGAGTGAGCAGATAGCACACGAATGAACTGGTGTCATCGTACTTGATACGATTATTGAGGTTGCTTTCCATCGGTAACGGCATGGCTATACTCCTTTCGCTTTAGAGTTGGACATTTCGTAGGCAAAGGCAACCACAGCGTCGATTACCTCGCCGGTGGAGATAACAGTAGCGATGGTGCCGACGGGGCCATACGGCTGACGGAAGCCCATCATCGAGCACCACTGCGGCTCGCCCTCGCAGCAAACAATCACCGCTATGCGGTCGGTATGGAACTGCTCTGCGATATGTCCCATTACCTGTATCAGTTCTTCTTTTACGTTCATATTCAGATAGATTTTGAGTGTTATTTGAATTCGTCAGTCCAGATGAAGATTGTGGTACCGGCCACTTCTTCAATGATTTTCTTTGCGAACAGCGGAATTCGGCACATGCCGTATTTCCAGTTGTAAAATGTCTTTTTCGACATTTGGCGTCCGCATTTCTCCATTACATCGCTCACGAAAAAGCGATGCTCGGTAGTGGAAAGCGTTTGCAGGTACTCGCGCAAACGCTTCGATTCGATTTCTCGGATTTCATACGTTGTCATAGCATAATCGGGGCTTAGGATTACGTCTGTCAGCTTTTTTTTTGAAAGGCGCGAATGTCGGTTATTCCGACTCGCTCCATAACTGTGCGTAATGATATTTTGTAACTTCTCGGTCCTTTTTCCGCCGGAAGATTACCGGCCCTGATTTCTTCGCAGACTTTCGAGGGGCTGATGCCGAGATATTCTGCCGCCTCTGTTGTGCCGATTATTCGGTCAGGGATTTTGGCGCTCTCTATGAAGTCCTCCATCATTGAGCGTATGCCTTCGACTGATTTTTCAATTTTACGGAGCCTGGCGTTTATATGAGTTTCATCTGCCATAAATAGAAAATTTGGATTTTATTAATCGTATAAACTCTAAACAAAGAAGGAATTTATTATCTTTGCATTTGAGTTTGTTAGGCAAATTTAGTAGCATATAAACACACAAAACGAATAGTTTATGCTAAACTTTACAATCACAAACTCCTTTTAAGAAACCTCGTAAAAACATAAACATAAACCTAAATAGCCAACTGTCCCAATGGATGAGGAAATACGAAATAGAGCCAAAGAAGCACTTGCTTGGCTCAAGGAACAGCGCGTCATTCTGTCGCAGAAGGATGCGGCTGTAAAAATGGGATACAATCCTTGTGTGATGTCTACGATATTGAACCGGCACGACAAGCTGAGCAACCGGTTCGTCGAGAGGCTGTGTTCGTTGAATCCCAGACTGAGAATTGACTGGTTGATTAGCGGCGCAGGGGAAATGCTTTCAGACGAAGTTAAGGAGGAAGCTACGGTGTCGAAGAAGCAGGAGCAACTGGATATGCACACATTGGTGCGCATTATTGACGGGCAGACAAAGACAATCGGATTTATGACAAACTATCTTGAAAAGATAGAGGCGGAGCATAAGGCTCTGATGGGTGAGATAGCGGCATTGAGAGCCGAAGTGTCGGAACTTAGGGAGAAACTGATGGTGGAGATATAAGAAAAGCGCCCGGACCGAAAGTGTCGATCCGAGCGCCTTTATGCACTTGCAGCCGTTCAGAGTGCTGCTCTTTTGAGTGTATCGAAGCCTTGATATACCGATGTTTGGAGTACTTTGGCGTATTTTTCCGTCATGGTAACGTTGGTATGAGCAAGCATCTTGCTGACCGTCTCGATGCCTACGCCTTTGCTGAGCGCCCAGGTGGCGAAAGTGTGGCGTCCGACGTGCATGGTCAAATTAAGGTGAATGTCGGCCATGTGGGCGATGAGCTTAAGGTTCTCGTTGCACTTTTGGTTACTCATCAGGTTCAGACAGTAATTGTACTTGCGAAGTATATCCATTGCCTGAGGCAAAAGAACTATGGTATAAGGTACGTTAGTTTTCAGTCGTTTGTCCTTGATGCAGTAATCGTCGCCCTGCTTGATGATGTCCTCCTTGCGTATCTTGACAAGGTCAGAGTACGAAAGCCCCGTGTAGCAGGCGAAGATGAACATATCGCGGACTTTCTCAACCGGGCCGTAACATTCCAGAGCAGCTATACGGTCGCGTTCTTCTTCTGTGAGGAATTTGATGCCCTCGGAGCGTCCACGCGGTATGCGCATTGTCTCGTAAGGATTACGGGCGATGAGATTGAGTTGCAGGGCTTCCTGTATGTACGGTTTCAGGCGTTTGTGATAACCGTGTACTGATGACTGTGCTGTTACCTTGGTGCGGATATAATCGTCCCATAGCTTGATGTTGCGGGTTGTCAAATCCTCGAAGGTGCGGATTTGACCGAACTCTTTCAGGCATCGGTGCATGACAAGATGCTGCCGACGTGTGGACTCTGTTACGCCGCGCAGCATAATGCGCTTTTCGAGCCAAGCGAGAAAGTCGTTGCTTTCGTCAACGGCTCTTTTGCGCGTACCTTTTAGCAGGTTTAAGTCGATTACTCCGGCCTTTACCATAGTGGTGAGGCGGTCGAAGATGTCATCGTACATATCACGGATTTGCTGATTCAGTTCGGGAGCCTTGGGGTGGTTGATTACAGAGCCGCCTTTCCATTGCTGACGTAGGACGCTTACGCCTGTAGAAAGGCGCAGACGGTCGCCGTTGGAGGCTACCTCGATTTCGACAGTCCCCTTGACGGTAGAGGACGCGCGTTTGCGTCTGTCGTATATTATTCTGACTTGTGGGTTTGATGTTGCCAT